GGTGGCTCAGGACCTCGGGTGGTGGTGGCTCAGGACCTGGAGGTACAGGAGGCTCTGGATATGTTGAAATCAGGACGTATTCTTAATGGCAAATTATATTGAGCAAATTCCTGATGGGGTTAAAGTAGCAGTAGCAGGGAGCGCACCAGTGGCTGGATTGTTTGGATTGACTGTAGTAGAGTGGTCATATACTCTCTCAAGCATTGTGGCCCTTTTGTTCATCTTGGAGAAGCTATACAAGTTCTATAAATGGTGTAGGAGCAGACAATGCATCCAGCAAACAAATGGCTAATCGGAACAGTAACAGCAGCTCTAATTTCAGGGGCTGCCCTGTGGGAAGGAACTAAGTATGTATCTTATCGGGATTTGGGTGGAGTCGTTACTGTCTGCATGGGATATACCGGCAAGGACATTGTTGTCGGCAAGCGTTACACAGATGCAGAATGTAAACAACTTCTACGCACCGAGCTTGCAAGCCATGGAAAAGGTGTTCTATCCTGTGTCCAAAGGCCACTAAAGCAAAACGAATACGACGCTTATACGCTCTTTGCGTATAACGTAGGCGTTACAGGCTTCTGTAATTCAACCAGTGCAAAACTATTCAATGCAGGTAGAAATAAGGAAGCATGTGACCGTCTAGCCTTTACACCAGATGGGCAACCTAATTGGAGCTATGTAAAAGGTAAGTTCGTTAAAGGTCTTCACAATAGAAGGCTCTTTGAGCGCAAAATGTGCTTAGGAGATACCATTGAGTACAAGAGCTAAAATAATCGCTCTAGCGGCCTTCCTGGTGGCTCTATGGGCCTTTCATGAATATGATAAGGCTCAAGCTGTTAACGAGGTAGTGGAACAAGCTGAGAAAGCCTCTAAGGAATACAAGGAGAGGACAGAGAGAGTCCAGAAGACTCTCGATGCCTCCCACCGTTTAGCATTGAAGGAGAAGGATGTTAAAATCACTTCTATTGAGCGCAACCTGCGCTCTGATATTGAACGGCTGCGGAACCGTGAGGTACGTCCCAACGTCGTTACAATTACCGAAACTAGAGAAACCTGCACAGGAACCGGACTTTACCGAGAGGATGCAGAATTTCTTACAAGGGAAGCTGCCAGGGCAGAGAAAGTTAGAATCGAAAGAGACTACTACTGGCAACAATATGAAAACGCAAGACTAGAATTGGAAAAGCTAAATGATTGAAAAGAGCTTGCTAGTGGATGGTCACGGCAAGCCACTTACACAGTCGCTATTCCTAGAGATTGGGTATACTGATTTTGCTGTTTACACTCTAAAAGACTTTGATTACGAGTATAACGGTAAGGTGTACCACTCTCTGAAGCGTCTCTACATTGAATGTGAAGATCCTACGGAATATGAATTTGCCAACCTCCACCTACTCGGGTGGAGACATTGGCTAAGACTGTGTGAAAATAAGCAGATTGCAAAGCATATTGATGAATGGCGTGCTGAATTGGAGTATAAGCTCCGATCCAAAGCTGTTAAGATGATGCTAACTTCCGCACACGGAGGTAATTATCAAGCTGCTAAGTGGTTTGCAGACAGGGGTTGGTCTAATAAGGGTGCTGGACGCCCAAGTAAGGCCGATGTTGAACATGAAAAGAAGGTGCAAGCAGCTCTAGCTGATGAATATAGCGATGATGTTGTACGACTCTTCCAGAAACAAGGGTAAGTAATGGTTAAAGAAGAGGACAAATGGATTGCAGAGGCTAAACTAAAGCTAGACAAAATGCCAGAAGAGGCAAAGCAGATTAGAGAAACTGCACTCCAAGACCTCTTCTTCTTTGCTAGACTCGTTAATCCTGGATACATGTACGGAGACATCCATAAGGAGATTTTCCAATGGATGCAAGAATATACATTGTTTGGTCAGGGAGATACGAATGCTACTAACAAGCTCATCATGCTCCCTCGTGCTCACCTAAAGAGCCACATGGTCGCTACATGGGCTTCCTGGATTATTACCAAACACCCTGAAGTAACCATCCTATACGTTTCAGCTACCTCAGGTCTTGCAGAAACACAGTTGTACGCCATTAAGAACATCCTTACAAGCAATGCGTATATGCGGTATTTTCCTGAGTATGTACACCCTAACGAAGGTAAGAGAGAACGATGGTCCCAAACTGCAGTGTCTGTAGACCACCCTAAGCGTCGTCTAGAAGGAGTACGTGACCCTACAATCTCTACAGCAGGGCTAACGACTAACACTACAGGTTGGCACGCAGACGTTCTAATCCCTGATGACTTGGTTGTTCCTGAGAACGCATATACAGAGGACGGACGAGAGAATGTTGCTAAGAAATCCTCTCAGTTCACTTCTATCTTGAATGCAGGTGGATTCACAATGGCCTGTGGTACTAGATACCACCCATCTGACATCTATGCAACATGGAAGAATCAAGAATACGATATCTACGATGAAGAGGAGAACGTGATTGATCGTGCTTCTGTTTGGGATGTTAAAGAATATGCAGTAGAACGTGACGGTGTTTATATCTGGCCAAGAGCTGTTAGAGCCTCTGATGGTAAGGCTTTTGGATTCAGTCCACAGGTTCTTGCTAAAATCCGTGCTCAATACGAAGACCGTGTTCAGTTCCACGCTCAATATTACAACGATCCAAACGACCCCGGTTCCAATCGTATCAATAGAGACAAGTTCCAATACTACGATAGGAAGTATCTAAAACAAGAAGGCGGTAGCTGGTATTTCAAGCATAAACGTCTCAATGTGTATGCGGCTATTGACTTTGCCTTTAGCTTGAGTAAAAAGAGTGACAATACAGCAATCGTGGTTATCGGTATTGATGAGGAAGGCTTCATCTATATCTTGGACATTGATTGCTTCAAGAGTGATAAGATCAGTGAGTATTTCACTCATATTGCTCAACTACATTCCAAATGGGGTTTTAAGAAACTTAGAGCAGAAGTTACAGTCGCTCAGAGCATTATTGTAAGAGATTTGAAAGACAAGGTACGAGAAGACGGCCTTTCTATCTCTATTGATGAATACCGACCGACAAGACAAGAAGGTAGTAAAGCAGAACGGATCGCAGCCTCTTTGGAGCACCGATACGACAACATGTCTATTTGGCATTTTAAGGGCGGCTATACAGATGTTCTAGAAGAAGAACTCGTGCTTGCCCGTCCTGCCCATGACGACATTAAGGACGCGCTAGCTTGCGCTGTTGAGATTGCAATCAAACCTAAACGATCCAGAGATATGGATGGGAATGGTTCTAACGTATTGCAGTTCAATGGTCGGTTTGGCGGAATCAGATTTAAGTAAGGAATTGAATGGCTAAGAAACCACTAGAGATTAACGAATTCGGTCGTCAAGATATTGCTAAATTCATTGCAAACACTTGGGATCGTTACAACTCACAACGGAATGAACAAATTGAACGATGGAAAGAACAACGCAATTATGTCTTTGCTACCGATACTACTACGACTTCAAACAAAAATCTTCCTTGGAAGAATTCCACAACTCTTCCAAAACTTTGTCAGATTCGAGACAATCTCCATTCCAACTATATCAGTGCTCTTTTCCCAAATGATCAGTGGTTGAAGTGGGAGGCCTATACGCTCAAGGACGCTTCAAAAGATAAGGCCAGTACCGTAGAGGCATACATTGGAAATAAATGCCGTGAAGGCGGTTTTAAGCGTGTTGCAAGCCAGTGGTTGTATGACTACATCGACTACGGTAATGTATTTGCTACTGTTGACTTCACTGCTGAGTATCGAGAAGATGAACAAGGCCAGCGAGTGGCTGGATACGTAGGTCCTGTAGCACGTAGAATCAGTCCGTATGACATTGTGTTCAACCCTCTAGCAACTTCTTTCATGGACAGTTTCAAAATTATCCGTGAAGTGAAGACAGTTGGTGAGCTTGCTATCATGGCTGAAGAGCAGCCAGATAACATGTGGCTACAAGAAGCGCTCAAGAATCGTAATAAAATCTGTGGACATATGAATGCGTATGGGCTGGATGACTTCCATAAGCAAGAGGGTATTCAGATTGATGGGTTCGGTAACATGCAAGAATATCTGCAGAGCGGTTACGTGGAACTCTTGCGATTCTTTGGTGACATCCACGATCCTAAAACCGGAGAGCTTCAGAAAGGCCGTGAAGTAGTTATTGTAGATCGTATGTGGAAGATCCTTGATCGGCCGATGGTCAGTTGGTTTGGTCATGCTCCTATTTTCCACGTGGGCTGGCGTTTGCGACCCGATAACCTTTGGGCACAGGGGCCGTTGGAGAACCTGGTTGGAATGCAATATCGCATCGACCACTTGGAAAATGCCAAGGCTGATGCAATGGACCTGGGCATCCATCCACCCCTGGTTATCAAGGGAGAAGTAGAAGAGTTCAAATATGGCCCTGGTGAAGAGATTCACATTGATGAGAACGGAGAGGTCGTAGAACTGGCTAGAAACGCTCAATGGGTGTTGCAGGCAGATAACTCCATTGATCGCCTAGAAATGCGTATGGAGCAGTTTGCAGGGGCTCCTAGGGAGGCTATGGGTATTCGATCTGCTGGTGAGAAGACAGCCTTTGAAGTTCAACAACTTCAGAACGCAGCTTCACGTATCTTCCAAGAGAAAATCTCCACATTTGAAACAGAGCTGCTCGAACCTATTCTTAACGCAATGTTGGAGATTGGAAGACGTAATCTGGACACAACGGATGTTGTACGTGTTCTGGACAATGATCTAGGCGCTACAATGTTTATGGAGATCGAGAAGGATGACATCACAGCTAGTGGAGTTATCCGACCTATCGGAGCACGTCACTTTGCTGCTCAAGCACAGCTTGTTCAGAACTTGACACAGCTCTCCAACACCCCTATTTGGCAACAGATTGGAGCACATGTTAGTTCTAAAGCACTTGCAACTCTTGTTGAAGATGTTTTTGGTCTTGGTAGGTTTTCTCTCATTCAACCTAATGTGGCCGTTTTTGAACAGATGGAAACACAACAGATTGCTGGGCAAGCTCAGGAAGAAATGGCTATGCAACAAGGTGCGCCTGTACTAGAATGAAAACAATCCTAACTACGGGGCTAGACCCTCAAACGGTTAAAGAGATTAGGGCTGAGTTCATTGGATCGGTTGCTCTACGGGAACGCCTGATTGACGTGTTAAACGGCAAGAAGGATTCCCTCCGTTCAGAATGTATCTCAAAGCAATCTTATGAATCCCCCTCCTGGGGGTTTCTCCAAGCAGACTGTAATGGGTACGAAAGAGCAATGAATGAGATTATTTCATTATTGATGTCCAAAAAAGACGAAATCTGAGGTCTTAGCTATGTAAGCTACATAAGCGTGAGTGAGCGAAGCGAACGAACCTTATGGATAGATAATAGAATTAGTTATTAGTTACTGAAGAGTGAGTGAATGAAATGAACGAACCTTCAGGATATATACATTGCGGGATTGGCATAGAGGTAGTGTTCTAGCCTTCCAAGCTAGCTAGAGGAGTTCGATTCTCCTATCCCGCTCCACATAAAGGATATGAACGAATGTCAGACCAGACATCGCTCTTCGATCAGAATAGCAATCAGCAGGCAACCCCTGCAACTAATACACCTCAAGACCCTACTACTCAAGACCCTGTGGCCACCATGCTTCAGTCGATCAAGAATGAAAAGGGTGAACCGAAGTACAAAACTCTGGACGATGCTCTCAAGGCTCTTCAGCATTCTCAAGCGTATATTCCGACTCTCAGCGATGAGAAGCGCAAGTTGGAACAGGAGCTAGAGATTGCTCGACAGCAAGCAGCAAAAGTTTCCGAGTTGGAGTCTACGGTGGCAAAACTGTTGAACACACAAACCCAGTCGTCTACCAACACTGCGGTGGTTGATCCAACGGTTATTGAGGATCTCGTTAATCGTAGCATTACCAAGGTAAAAGCTCAGGAGTCTGCAGAGAACAACACCAACATGGTTGTTAAAACTGTAGCTGCTAAGTTTGGTGATAAGGCTGAGGAAGTCTTCTACGGTAAAGCTGCGGAACTTGGGATGACTAAAGCAGAGTTTAATCAACTCGCTGCCGCCCGTCCTAAGGCCGTTTTGAGCCTCTTGGGTATTCAAGATACCGTCGTGCCTAATCAGAACAGCAGACAATCTACTCAAGGTACGGCCATTAACACTGCGGGAATTACTCCCACTCAAGACACCTTTATCGGTCGTAATAAAGATCCAGTCATCATTGGCGCAACCACTCAACAAGTAAGAGAAGAGAGTGCGCGAGCCAAGAGGATGGTTGATGAATTGCACTCCCAAGGCAAGACAGTTCATGATCTTACCGACCCTAAGGTATATTTTAAGTATTTCGGATAAGGAAATTAAATGTCGCAAAATCGCGCAAATAGCACTGCTTTTATCGAAGCAGAGCAGTACTCTAGTTTTATTCTTCGCAACCTGCAAGATGGTTTGCTGCCTGGCCAGTTCTATCGTAACGTTAGTGACTTCGGCTCTGGTTCGACTCTCCACATCAAGACTGTTGGTACTGTTACCATCCAGGACGGTGCTGAAGAAGTCCCGTTCGATTACACCCCTATTGAATCGGGTGAAGTGACCCTGACGATCACGGACTATGTTGGTGATGCCTGGTACGTCACTGATGAGCTGCGTGAAGACGGTGCTCAAGTTGAAGCCCTGATGTCGGCTCGTTCGCAAGAATCGACCCGTGCTATTCAGGAAACCTTCGAGACTCGCTTCCTGGCTAAGTGCAACAGCTCGCAAACCAATGCTAACGCCAATACGATCAACGGTTTTGCTCACCGTATTGCTTCGGCTGAAGTGAACAACGTTATCTCGTTGAACCATCTGATCTCGATGAAGCTAGCATTCGACAAGGCTAATGTGCCTGTTGGCGGTCGTGTTGCTATCGTTGATCCGGTTGTTGCTGCTACGTTTGACAAGACCATCAACTTTGGTCGTGATGTTACCCCGTTCGGTGAAAAGATTCTGGAAAACGGCTTTGCTCGTGAACACAGCTTTATTATGAATCTGTATGGCTGGAACATCATCACCTCGAACCGCCTGCCTACTGGCTCGTTCAGCGATGGAACCACTACGGTTGCTGCGGGTGTTGCCAACGTCTTCATGTGTGTTGCAGATGACAACACTAAGCCTGTGATGGCTGCATGGCGTCGTATGCCCAAGGTGGAAGGTGAACGTAATAAGGACCTGCGTCGTGATGAATATGTCACCTCTGCTCGTTGGGGCTTCGGTACTCAGCGTGTTGATACGCTGGGTGTTGTGATTACCTCGGCTGTTAACTCGTAATTAGAAAGGTAATCTAAATGTCTTTTGAAAATACTTCGGGGCTGGGAGTTTTCTCTTCCTATGGTAAGCGCTCCACAGGTGGCTCTGTTGGCTCGGAAACTACCGATGGGTCTACCCGTGACTACAGCATCACCATTACAGGTGAGTCCCTCAATACGTTGTTCCTTCCTAGCGTCTCACTCCCTAAAGGATCTAAGTTTAAGGGTGCGATTCTGCGAGTTGACGAGGCTTTTGCAGTGTCAGGCGGTGGTACTGTTACTTTCGGTGGAACTGTTCCAGGAACTAATGGGATTGTCCTGACGGAAGCTGAACTGGAAGCTGTCGGTACTAAGGTTCCTGCTTCGACTGGTACGGGCACTTGGGCGGTGGCTTCGGCTACAGGTACAACTGCTGCACAGTTTATCAATAAGGCGATCTCTGGTACTGTCACTGCCACCCAGGGCAAGGCCACGCTAATTTTGACCTTCGTTAACAAGACTAAGGTTTAAACAAGAAAGGGGGCTTCTCAAAAGGAGGCTCCCTTTTTTCTTTAGGAAGAGAGGGACACAAAATAACGATTCAACATAAAGACATCCTCGACGCCCAGCTACACGAAACAAAAGGAGCTGCTACCGCATCTGCTGGTCAGATTCTTACAGCTACTGGTGCAGGAATCGCTACTTTCCAGACGCCGTTGTTCACTAAAGCTCGAATGGGGTTCTGGGACTATAACGATACAGCAACAGGCACTACCCCAATTGCACTAGCACTCGCAAATACTGAATACCAGTTGACAAATAACGGGTTGGGAGTTAATACACTTACCACCTACGGACTTCCAGGTGTTACTAACATCTATAACACCTCTACCAACTATTTCGATTTTAGCAGCTTGAAAATTGGAGACACTGTGGATGTTCGGACTGATTGTGAAATCACAACAACCTCCACAAATAACATCCTCACCCTCAATGCTGAACTTGGTATCGGAACGAGTCCTTATGAAGTACCTTTCGATACCGTCTACTTAAAATCTACAGGCACGCACCGTGTTGTAGCATTTCACTCCATCTATATTGGAAACAACGATACTAAGAATGGATTGGCTAGATTTCTAGCAGCTAATGATTCAACAGGGTCAACTGTCAAAGTAAATGGATGGTATATTAGGGTGATTACAAATGGCTAAGAAAACACTGCTTGAGATTGTTCAAGAGATTTTGTCAGATATGGTCTCTGACGAGGTAAATAGTATTGATGACACTGTGGAATCGCAGACTGTAGCATCTATTGTACGATCTGTTTATGAATCCATGATTGTTAATCGTAACTGGCCACACACTAAGTCTTTGGTACAATTGGATGCACTTTCAGACGTATCCAAACCAGTGTACCTAAAACTCCCTGAAAATCTGAAAGAGCTTATCTCTATCTCATATGACGTTAGAAAGTCTACAGATAACGTCACTAAGTATAAGGATCTTAAGTATAAAGAGCCTGAGGACTTTCTTCGGTATGTATCTTCTCGCAATGAACTGAACACTAACGTCGTTGCTGTTACAGATTTTAGTGGTGTAAAGTTGTTGATCCTGAAAGATAAAGCTCCTGATTTTTGGACTTCTTTTGATGATGTACACATCGTATGTGACTCTTACGACAACCTTGAAGATACAACTCTTATCAAGAGCAAGTCGGCCTGTACTGCATATATCATTCCAGTATTCGAGCGAAGCGATGAGGCTGTGCCAAACCTACCTGCTGAAGCGTTTCCAGCTCTCGTAGCCGAAGCCAAAAGTACCGCCTTTTACGCTGTCAAGCAGATGGCTAACGAGAAAGAAGAGAAGCGATCAATTATGCAGCAGAGATGGCTCTCTCGTAAGGCATGGCGAGCAAAAGGTGGTGTTCAATACCCCGATTTTGGTAGAAAGCGATAATGAAACATAAAGGATACCTGATAAACCAATCGAAGGTCTCCCCTAATCTCTATACCATTGCTGTGGAGGGTCGTGGGGGTAAGATACCCGCAATACTAGAAGGTCAGTATACCACCCGTCAACTGGCAATGTTGGATATTGACAAATATCTAGATTTTAAGGAGAGGAATAGTGCCAAAGAATCCAGTAAAGGCTGAAGTAAACAATTTTATTGGGGGGTTAATTACAGAAGCAAGTGAGCTTGCTTTTCCTCCAAACGCATCTCCTGATATTGAGAACTATGAACATAACCGGGATGGCTCTATTAGTCGTAGACTCGGTATGGATTTTGAGCCTACTTTCCAATTCTTAACCCCCCTCACTTCAGATGACTGGATTGACGGCCCCCCTCCTGTAACTTTCAAATGGACGAATGCTGCTGGTATCTCCGGCCTTTCTTTGTTAGTTGTACAGATTAACAATAGCCTAACATTCTTCAATATTGATAAAGAGTATCTGTCTAGTGACGGACTTCTTGGATCAGTGTCATTATCTGAGTTACCAAACGGAGTGAGATATGGTCTCGCATCTGTGGATGGGAAATTGGTGGTTGTTGCCGGCGTGGAGAAAATCGCAATAATCACATATGATGATGGCGTATTCAACAGTTCCTATGGTGTACTCCGTACACGTGACCTGTGGGGGATTGAAAACTCAGACGAAAGAGATGAGTACGGTTATGAATACGAGAACGATCCATTGTTCCGTACTGCATACGCACCAGCAACACACATCTACAACCTGATGAATCAATCATGGGGTTCTCCAAGGGCAATCGGTACAGGTAAAACGCTAACAGACCCGATTACAAAGTATGCGGCAACCCTTGCTAGATACCCCTCTAATTCCGAACAGGTATGGGCCGGTCTACAGTATAAACCAGATACAGATGGGAATCCTACAGAGGGTTACTACCCTAAGATGTCAAGTGATCTGTACGGTACATCTTCATATGCGGCTAAAGGTTATTTCATTATTGATGTTATCAATAGAGGCGATTCGAGACTTAAAGCAATTGAAGACAACTACGAAAGAAACCCTGGGGTTGTTCAAAGACCTGTAGACGCTGTACTCCCTGATTATACAAACGGAGGGGCAACCTGCCTGGCGGAGTTTGCTGGACGAGTGTTTTATGGTGGATTTACAGGAGCTACGATTAGTGGTGATCAACGGAGTCCGAACCTAAGTAACTATATATTCTTTACACAGCTTGTTAAAAGCACTGGCGACATCTATAAATGTTATCAACTTGGTGATCCAACATCGAGAGATGAGAGTGACATTGTTGAAACAGATGGGGGCTTTATCCGGCTTTCTGGTGTAGAAAGTGTTGTTGGAATGGTACCGCTTGGTAACAGCTTAGTAGTAATCTGTTCTAACGGTGTATGGACTATTACTGGTGGGTCTGACTACGGATTCTCTGCTACAAACTATCGAGTGGATAAAGCATCTTCATACGGCTCTATCTCAGCAGCCTCAATCGTTGAAGAAAGAGGGCGGGTGTTTTTCTGGGGTGAAGATGGTATCTATGCAGTTTCCAAGGACCAACTTGGAGATAACCTAGTTGAGAATATCTCTAGAGGGGTTATTGATACCTTTTATAAAGAGATCCCCATTGGAGCTCGTCAGTCCGTTATCGGAGTACATGACGTATTCAGTGGAAAGATTAGATGGATGTATGAGGATACAGATGGTTCAGCAGTTGAACTAATCCTTGATACACAGTTGAAGTGTTTCTACCCATTTAGAATTCAATACCCAAATTCTGATTTGAAAATTATCGGGATGTTTGCTACACCCCCATTCAATCAATCTTCAGATATTGACAGTGTATTGAGCGAAGCGGACCCTGTACTTAGTGGTGGCCTCTCCGTAGTGGTTCCTGATTCAGTATTTAGTAACACTTTGATTTCAGTAAAATACCTTGTAAGGTATGAAAACACTTTTTCATTCTGTTATTACAGAAGTGACTTGTTTAGAGATTTTGAATCCCTAGATGGTACAGGTATTGATGCTAAAGCTAGAGGTGTAACAGGTTCTATCACAGCAAACGACACGTCAATTAAGAAGCAGGTTCAGTTCCTAACAATGCACTTTAAGCAAACAGCTCGTGAAATTGGTTCGTCAGGGTTGATCACTAACGAAACCTCTTGTCTATCTCAAACGAAATGGGAATGGGCTACGTCAGCCGACTCTAAAAAGTGGAGTGCATTACGGCAAATTTTTAGGAATCCAAAGCCTAACAGTGTATTGAACTACGATGTGATTACTACAAGAAGCATGATTAGAGGTCAGGGCCGGTCTTTTGCTCTGTACTTTGAAACAGAACCTGAGAAGGATTGTCACATCATTGGATGGAACTTAGCAATAGATGGAAACTCAAAAGTTTAAGATTGTAGAGCAGAAAATCATGGGGGATATCAAATTCTTTGAATGCCTCTTTGAGGATCATTGGCAAGAGATTGCTAAGAATAAGAAGGTTATGGTTCTAAAACCTGACTACGATAAGTACCGTTTTCTAGAGGAAAGGGGTATTATGCGTACACTGGTTGCATACGAAGGCAATGTTGTAATTGGTTACTCTGTTAACTTTATTCAGCCACATCTTCATTACTCAGACCTAATCTCTTGCTATAACGATATCGTTTTCCTTAGTAAGGAAAAACGAAACAGTCCTGTAGGTCTGAAACTCCTACGAGCAACTGAAAAGGCAGCTAAAGGATGGGGTGCTGATATGATGCTCTGGCATGTTAAAGAGGGCACCTCTATTGATAGTATTCTTCCAAGGCTTGGCTATGGTGTTCAGGATATTGTCTATTCAAAAACACTTTAATGGAGATTATATATGGGATGGCAAGCCGCAGCAGCAGTTATTGCTGCAATCGGAACAGGTTATTCAATCACTGAGCAAGAAAAAGCTAAGGATAGGCAGGAAGAAGCCGTTAAAGAGCAAAGAAAAATCCGTAACGAGCAGAAAGCACAGAACGAAGCACAGGCAGCACAAGAACGACGTAAGCAACTAAGAGAGGAACGCATTCGTAGAGCTAAGATACTATCTACATCACAGGCTGCTGGTGTAACAGGTTCCTCAGGCGAAATCGGCGCTCTGGGAGGGCTTTCTACACAGTTCGCTACAAACCTAGGTTCTAACCTCGGTGCTTTGAACTCTGCATCAAACATCAGTTTGTTCTCTCAGAACGCTGCAAATTACTCTTCTGCTGCCGATCAGAATAATGCAAATGCACAGATGGCAGGACAGGTATCCAGCCTAGCTTTCCAAGTAGCACCTGTACTTAGTAAGGCTAGTTCAATATTCTCTGCTTCTAATCCTGCTCCAACAACTACAACAACCCCGAAGGCTTAATAAATGGATGATCTCTATAGCACCCTTGGAGGTGCTAGTGAAGCTCCTGATTTGATGTCAGAGCTGACCCCCTCACCTCCTCCTGATCAAACACCTATCTCAGCAATTAAGCAGAGAGCGGCCTCCCTTGCTTTGATGTCTAAAGGAGATGTTGTAGAGAACTACACATCCGCTGTCCAGGCTATTCAAGATCGACGTATTGATCAAACACGTATCTCGTCTGAATACCACGAAGGTATTAAGTCAGATACCACACAAGGATTGATGTTGATCCTCGCCTCTCCTGACTACTCATTTGAAGAAAAGCAGAAAGCAATTGAACGGGCTAAGAACCCTCCTGTAATTGAGTCCTCTCAACGATTGGCTGAACTTGGTTTAATGGCCCCTTCTGGAACTGAGACTGAGGAAGAAGAATACGTTCGTATCAATACTGTTGGGGTTCTTGAAGGAGTTATTCGTACACGTCAAGAAGTTCAAGGTCTGATGAACGCTCATGCAGCATCTTTGGACTCCTCCGCAGGTAAAGGGTTCGCTGACTTCTTCGCTTCTGATATCCTCCCGTTCGGTAACAACGCCATCCAGGCCCAAGTTGCTCGTGGTGAGGGTAAGGGGTTCTGGGGTATTATTAAAGCTCTTGCAGCCCCTGGAACAGCCCGTGGTGAGCATCAGGACATGTACTTTAACATCCCTGTGCATAAGGAACGGGAGCTTGCTGAGAAGCTGATTGCATTGTACAAGGGTCATGCAGGTGTGCTGTTCCCTAGCGATAACAATTACGCAGCGTCCGCAAAGCTGCAAGACATTCTCAGTGGAACAGAGGCAGGAGCCCCCGGTGTTATCTTAGAGAACGTAGCACCTTTGCTGGATGTGATCGGTCTCCGATCTGAATACAAAGCTGGTAAGCTGTGGCTGATTAGTCGTCAAGCAGATCGAGCTGCGGAACTGGCCAGTAAACTTCCAACCACCCATACTCCAACCACTGTCCCTGCTGGTAATTCTGTCTTGGACACAAAGAGTGTTAACAGAACCTATACAACTCCCGATGAATCACTGTTGAGCCCTGCTCCTCAAGTGCCTAATCCTCAGTTGGCTAAACAGCGTTCTGAGATTGCTGCAATGGAAGCCGAGAAGGCTCGACTACTAGAAGATCAGAACCTTGCTGGACGAGGTGACGTTCGTAATCTAGAAGCTGAACGTGCAGCGCTTGAAGCTCCTGATACGGATGTAAAGAAACTTGCAGATAGCATTAAGAAAGCCAATCCGCGTATGTCATCTAAGGATGCACGTACAGAGGCTCAGAAGCGCATTGACGATTCCGTAATGGATTACAATGCAAAGCTGGATAGGTTTGAACAACAGCTTAAGGGTAATGCTGATGCTGCTAAGACACAGCAACGTATTGCCGATCTGGAACAGAAGATTGCATCTCTGAATAAGGGTGTGCCTGAGCAAGCAGGTTCTGTACGTACAGCTCTTGCAGATGAGATTAGTCGTATCGAGTGGAATAACCTCTCTCGTTATGACAACCCCATTTCTCCTGCAAACATTGTAGGAAGCTCTAACCCAGCTAAGGCACGTTCGCTGTTTAAGGCAATGGTGCTAGATGAATCGGGAGAGGTTGCAGCAGCAGCATACGGGTCTTCTAAGACAGATGCTATCTCTGCTAACATCTTCCCACAGGCTACTACAGAAGCTGGTGTGGTCACTACTAAGGCACCCGACCTCGCTAGAGACTTGGGCATTGATCCCGAGGTTACTAACCGCATCAAACCTAGCGGTTTAGACTTCTCTCTGGAAGAGCTTGCACGGGCAGATCGTATTATTGCAGACCGGTTTGCTAAGATTGACGGATTGACACCAAACGAAGCAATGGGTGGTGTTCACATTGATCGTGATGGTGCAATTGCTAACGTCTCAGTTGTGTATGGAACGCCTGAGGGCGGATTCAGGACTGCTGAACAAGCTGTTGAACAGGCTCGATTTGCTCTTCGTGATTATGGTGCTAAAGACTCTGACATTGAAATCTTGGCCAGAGATGGTATGAATCACCGACCTGTTAACATTAACGATGTAGCAGGTGTTGAGGGTGAATACTACGTTCGATTCAAGATGCCGTATGAAACTAAGATGAACGATGTAGGGATTGTTGATAAGGAAGATGTAAAATTCAACTTCTTCGACAACATCCGTATGTTGATTGGTAATCAATATACCGGTTCACTTACCAGTAACATCTTCGATGTGGCCTCGATGTTTACAGCACGACATGTAGGTTCTGCAACACGTGCTACGGATAAAGCATCAGGTCTTACAAACATCCTGATGAGAGAGGTTAGAGAATTCACGGATCAGTTTGACCAACTTACAGCAGCTCGTAAGCAGAAGCTGGAAGACTATTTGAAACTGGCTAACGCAAAGCAGTGGAAAGATAACCAGGCATACTTGGTTGGTGAAGGATTCAATCAACAAGAGTTGGACGCTATCCGCTCCTTCCGTAAATTCCAAGACACCATTTACTATTTGGAGAATTATGATCTTGTTCGTACTCTGAATGCTGATGGTTGGAAGCTGTTGGATCATCCTACAGAACGGTTCATTGCTAAAGAGCTCCAACCTAACCAGTGGGAAGATGTACGTGAGTTCCTTGATCCTCGTACTGGCAATGTTGAAGTCATGAACGATGTTCAGAGAATCAACATCAAGAACTCTCAAGGTCATCTGGCTGAACTGCGTAGACCTGTAGACATCAATGGAACAACTGTTACTCACATCTTCGTGGATAACAACCCCTCCTCGTATTTGAGAGCTATTCGTGAAAGTGATCAAGTGTTGAATAAGCTGGACGGTTACTTTGCTGTTCACTACAAAGCATCTCGATTCGTAGATCGCATTACGATGAATGAAGCTGGTGATGAGATTCGTAGGCAAGCAGTAGCCGTAGCTGGTGACTGGAAGGAAGCTGAGAATTACAAACGTAGACAGATCACCACTGGCAGTGAACGCTACGAAGTTCGTGGCGATGAACGTGCAATGCAGACTGGTAGCGATGATTGGTTTGATATCAACTCCGCTCGTGGTAGACTGTCGCAACGTCATCGTGGTCAGCCTCTGAACGACTCCACAGCGAATCCTGCAATTCTCGGAGAGGGTAGTTTTGTTCTTGGTCCGACTGACTCTGCTGTAAGATCGGCTAGAAGCATTGCTGGACGTATTGCTACGCGGCCTATGCTTGAAAATGCTAAAGCTCGTTGGGTTGCTCAATACCGAGATTTCATCAAGAAGGACGGTTTTGGTAACTACCACTTCCCATCCTCTGTTGATGGTATCGGTCAGAAGGGTATTACGTCGACTCCTGAAATGGCTGATGCACGTTCGGCATGGGTAAATATCAATTACCTTGAGAATGGGTATATGAACGCTGCTGACGTTGCTGTTAAGCAGATGTTCAACTCCACATCCATTATCCTAGGTAAGAAGGGTTTCTCCAAAGCAGAACGCCTAGCCGCTAAAGCTGGTGAAGTTAGCCCAATGTCGTCTTTGAAAGCCACTGTATTTAATACGTTGGTTGGCATGAACGTCTTGCGTAACTGGGTTATTCAGATGTGGCAAATGACACGTCTACCTATGTACAACTTTGCTGGAACACCTAACGCCATCAAGCTAACCTTTGAGTATCTCACTGAGAAGGCTGGTGGAAAAGCTGGTGACTTCACTAGGTTTGTTGATGAGTCGGATCTACTGTCCACTGTCGATCAAAACTCGATGGTACGAGGAAGTGTTCAGAATGCAATGGACCACAGCAGTAAGGTTCTTCGCAACCTAGAGAAGCCTATTGATGCTATGAGGACTATCGGTTTTGACGTAGCAGAGCAGGGTAACTTGCTGGCTCATTTGGCCTTCGTCTACGATAAGTTTAAGCGGTCGGGAAAGAATCTCAAGGATGCACGTGTACGTGATGAGGCTATTACTCAAGCCCGTAACTTGTCTGGTAACATGAACTTTGCAGGTGACATGCCCTATAACCAAACGGCTGTGTCTGCTGTTATGCAGTTTATGCAAGCTCCTCACAAGATGCTCTTGCAATATACCAACCGTGGCTTGGATGTACCTACTCGCCTTCGTTTGCTCGGATGGGATCTGTTCACATTTGGTGTACCTGGTGCAGCGGTGTATAACAAGTACGTTGAGGAAGAGATCCCTGATGCAGAACTTCGTAAGGACATCGTTGATGGTTTCTACACCTATTCACTCAACAAGATCATCTTGAAGAGTATCTACGGTGATGGTTTGCCTAAGATCGACATCTCCTCTCTGAGTCCTAACAACATGGACGGACTGTTTGAATTGTACCGTGCAGTTACTACAGGTGGTATTGATGCCATGATGGCTAAAACCCCTGGTGGTTCTTTGTTTGGAGAGAAAGGTAGAGTTCAGAAAGCTATCCGTATGTGGTCACAGATGTTCACTGGTGAAGATACCGATGAACAACCTAACCCTGTAGGACTTGCTGAATCTCTAAAGGAAACTCTAAAGATTCTCCCTATGTTCAATAACGCTGAAAAGGCTGCTCTGATCTTTGAATACGGTGAACGCCGTAATTCTATGAACAACGTAGTCGAAAGCGAATTGCCTACTGTTCATGGTGTACTACAACTGTTTGGTTTTGGATCGAAGGACATCTCAGATGCCTTCAGAGAAAGCAAGCGATTGATGGATTCTGAAAAGGAATGGCAAGACAATCTCTATAAGCATTACAAGCACGCAACAACCATCATGGCTGCTGTGGAGGAGAACAACATTCAAGACTTGGAAACCCGTATGCGTACTGTTAACTTCTTGCTTTCTCCTTACATGAAGGAGCCAAAGGCTAAGAAGATGTTGACAGGCTGGCTGTACAGGGATATGGCAGGGGCCGATAGGAACCTTCATATGCGTCTGATGAGAATGTCTGGGCTTCCTATGTTGGATGATGCACGTAGAGCTATTGAGAATCATCCATTGCTCAGTGCTGAAGAGAAGAGTGCGTACATTGAACGTATGAATACCACACAACGATATATTGATAGTGAGGAATAAAAATGGCTAAAGGACCTACGGCAGAATTCGGGCCGGAAGCAACTCAGCTCTCTGCCCCGCAAGGGGCGGGGGCAACCCCTCTCGAAGGGATTAAAACACCAGCTAGTGGAATTGATCTATCTCCTGTTAGTACTCTACTTGGTGGGCTTGATAACATGTTTGAAGGCATGTTGAAGAACAAGGCGGAGAAGGAGAAGGGCAATGTACTCTCTGAGTTTGTAAAAGAGAACTCAAAGAATGATCAAGCCTTTGCACAGACTAAGAACCGAACTGCTTGGATGACACGTAAGAAGATGATTGAGGATCAGTTTCTTACAAGCAACCCTGAACTCACTGAGCAGTTCACTAAGATTGTGAGCCTTCGTAAAGGCGGTGTTGCTGAAGAAACTGAGAATGAATTCCAAGCAGAACAGAAACGCAGAGATGCTCTTCTGTCGGAGGCTTCTAAGTTTGCACCTACCAATGTCTCTCCTGAAACTCAGGACATGCTGATTGAAACGGTTCGTACTACTAATCTAATGAAAGAGAGAACTACAGAACACCGTGAATCAGAAAAGTTCCGTGCATCTATGGCAGCCTCTGATCGTGAAGCATACGACTATCAACGTAGAAAAGAAAGCTCTCAGCTTGTCGTTCAATTGGCAGGTTCTCATGAGGCATCCCTTAATGGTGTGCTGTTTGATCTGGCTAAGAGGGTTCAGGCTGGTGGAGACCCTTTGCTTGCTCAGAAAGAGGCTCAAGACTATTATAACAAGATTCAGTTTGGCCTCAGTGCGGCTGCTTCTGAGAACCCGCAGATTGCTGCCCCTTTCAAGGCTAACATCGAGAACATCTGGAATACCTACAAGGACAGTTTGAAGCCAGGTGCTGATCTGACATTCTTGGAGAATGAGAAGAAGAAGATTCAAACCCGCGCTTATGTGTCGGTGTTTGGAAAAGACCCTGAATTTGCACAACTTGCACAGTTATCTCAGACATTTTCCAATCAGCCTGACATCCTTGTCCAGCTTGATGGAAAGATTTCCAAATTTCTATTAGCAAATGGGCACATCGAGAATGGGCGTACAAACCCCGCTATTGAGTCCGCAGCAGGTGAGCGTATCGTAGGGGTGCCCTCACTAGAGAAACCCGCCTATGAGGCTATTAAGGCCACTGTGAAGCTATCACTAGATGGTAAGCCTCATGACCGTGCTGTGCAGACTAAGGAAGCACATGGGCAAATCAAGGCTGTGGTGGATCAGTTTATTGACCTGCACTTGGTTAACAAGCTCACTCCTGAAACTCGTAAGAACATGAACGAGCTTCTGCTTGATAAGTCGATGGCTAAGTTCTTGAAGGAGAACCCACTCCCTGTATCACTTGCTAACGGGCTTACTCGTGTTGTTGAGGAGAATTTCAAACAGTACAAGGGTACGGTTAGAACTCTTCTTAGTGATGTTCTTCAAGGTGCTTATAAGAACGACCCTGGTAATCAGGTTCTAATGCCCTCCCCGTCTGTTCTTGGTGGTGGTGTTGAGAATTACGACATCCCGGATACAAGACGTAGTAAGGACGTTGATCCATTGGATGCAATTAACATCTCTTGGAAGGGCAATCGTATGGTGTTCACACCTGTGAAGATGCCTGTCGATCCTGCACAGCAAGCAATGCTTATCACCCGTTTGAATAAGGCAGCCGATGTACTGTCTAATGGTGTGATTATCGGTGCTCACGTACAAGGTGAAGAGAACTACGGTAAGTACTTCGATTCTGTTAAACACATGATGTTTGAAGGGAAATTTCCAATCCCTTATGTACCAAAGGAAGAAAAGCAAAAAGCCCCTCCTGCTCCTCCCGGTGTTAAGCGGAATAAAGCAGAAGAGGCTATGGCTCAGGATGTTGTTGAATTGAATACACCGAGCCCTCCTGATGGAAACGAAGGGATACGTACTCAGTACAATCTTGATTCTATCCGTAAGGAATTGAAGAAACACAAGAAGGGTTCTCCTGAATACAACATTCTAATGGAGGAGTTTGCTAGAAACGTGGAGGGTATGTAATGCCTGCTAAAGGTCAAATGAAAAAAGGTGCAAAGGCTGATTCCATCCGTCAACGCGCATATAACTCAAGTCCTGAACAAAAGAAGCGAAGGGCTGAACGTAATGCGTCACGTCGTAAGATGGAGGCTGCGGGTAAGGTTAGTAAGGGAGATGGTAAGGATGTGGATCATCGTAACCATAAGACAGGTGATCAATCTGCTAAGAATCTCTCTGTTATGGATAAATCTAAGAACCGTGCAATGAATCAGCACGATAAACGCAAAAGGAAATAAATATGACTATTGAACAAAACGGACCAGGAAATGTTAGTGCTTCGTATGG